AAGCGATTGCCGTTGGCGCACAAAACGATGGCTCGTTGCCATTTAATGGTTATGTATCCAACGTAAGAATGTTGAAAGGCACGGCGGCATATACCGGGTCAACGTACACCGTTCCTACTGCGCCATTTACAAACGTCACCAACACCTCTCTGCTCTGCAACTTCACCAACGCCGGCATCTACGACGCTACGTCCAAGAACGACCTTGAGACGGTGGGCAACGCGCAGATCAGCACGGCGCAGAGCAAGTTCGGCGGGTCGTCGATGTATTTCGATGGGACCGGGGATTGGCTTCGCGCACCATCTGGCCCAATTACATCGCTTGAGGGTGACTTTACAGCAGAAGGTTGGGTGTATTTAAGCAGCACCGCTGCGGCATGGCCTGTATTTACGGTTGGAGATTCTAACGGGTCAACTGGAATTGAGTTGTACCGTGCAACGTCAAACGGAAAATGGCGGGTTTTCTCAAACAACACAGCGCAAATTGATAGCGCAACTTCTACCAGCACAGGATCGTGGGTGTATCTTGCGGTCACTCGTTATAGTGGTGTCGTCAGGCTTTTTGTTAATGGAATAAATGAAGGTTCTACTTGGAGTACAACTGGAACATTCTCCGGCGCTGTTTACGTTGGCGCTGAATTTTACGGCGGCTCTGTAACGGTTGCGGCAAACGGCTACATCCAAGACTTCCGCATCACCAAAGGCATCGCCCGCTATACCAGCAACTTCACCCCGCCGACGACGGCGTTCCCGCTTCTTTGAGGTAAGACATGGCTGATTCACGCGCAGCAGAAGTTCTCGAAGGCTACGACCGGCTGAAGGGCGCGCGTGGTACATGGGAAAACCATTGGCAGGAAGTAGCCGAGCGCGTCTGGCCGACGATGGCCGAGATGACGGGCTGGCGCACACCGGGCGAGAAGCGATCGGAGAAGATCTTCGACTCGACTGCCCAGCGAGCTTTGCCGCGGTTTGCTGCTGCGATGGATTCGATGCTGACGCCTGCCACCCAGATGTGGCATGGGTTGTATACCGGCATCCCAGAACTCGACGACGATATCTCTGTTCGTCGCTGGTGCGATACGTTGCGAGATATTATGTTTCGCCAACGATACTCACCAACTGCAAATTTTGGATCGCAGGCTTTTGAGTGCTACATGAGCTTGGGTGCTTTTGGCACCTCTGCTTTATTCATCGACGAAGTGCCGGGCGTGACCTTGCGTTATCGAGCAATCCCGCTCTCAGAGCTTGTTATTGATCTCGATCACGTTGGTCGCGTCGATACGGTTTACCGCTCGTTCCAGCTTTCTGCTCGCCAAGCGATGCAGATTCCGGGCTGGTCTGACAAGCTGCCGCGCGGAATCGTAGGGCAGGCCAAGACTGCGCCGAACACGATGTTCGAGTTCGTGCATTGCGTTCGCCCAAACTACGACTACAAAGAGGGCATGGCCGGTGCTGACGGGATGAAATATGTATCCCGATATGTATCTCGAGAGGGGCAAGTGCTGCTCGAGGACAGCGGCTATCGGGTGATGCCGTATGCGGTCGGTCGGTACGTTACCGGGCCGCGCGAGATTTATGGACGGTCTCCGGCGATGGAGGCTCTTGCTGACATCAAGTCGCTGCAAGAAATGGAAAAGACCATGCTTCGGATGGCGCACCGCATGGTTGACCCGCCGCTCATCCTGACCGAGGAGGGGGCGTTAAACGCCTTCTCCGTGCGTCCTAACGCATTGAACTACGGATACCTACGAGACGACGGTACACCGCTCGTGCAGCCCCTGATAACTGGCGGCAATCTGCCGATCGGCATCGAGATGGCTGATCAAAAGCGCCGTGCCGTGAACGATTCGTTCTTGGTCACGCTGTTCCAGATTTTGGTCGAAGAGCCTCGAGCCATGACGGCGACAGAGGTGCTCCAGCGCGCGCAGGAAAAAGGCGCTCTGCTTGGCCCGACAATGGGTCGCCAGCAGTCGGAGTTCTTGGGGCCGATCATCGATCGCGAGCTTGACCTTCTGTCTGCGAGTTTCTCGTTGCCGGAGCCGCCGCCTGCCCTGATGGACTACCTCGCCTCGGGTGGCGAGATCCTGCCGAAGTATCAGGGGCCGCTCGCTCGGTTGATGAAAACCGAAGAGGCCGCCGGCATCCTGCGCACGATCGAAGCCATGCTGCCGGTTGCGCAAGTTTCTGGCGATATGACGGTGCTGCGCCGCATCAACGCAGATGAGGCTATCAAGCTGATTGCCGAGGCCAATGGTGTGCCTGCCAAGGCGCTGCGTACCGATGAGGAGCTCGAGGAGATGGATGCTGCCGACGCGCAAGAGCAGCAGACGCAAGCCCTGCTGGCCGCGGCTCCGATCGCTGGGCAGGCCGCTGAACGATTTGCCAAGGCCGAACAGATCGCGGCATCGGCTCCGCGTAGAGCAGTCCCGGGAGTTTGACGATGGATGCGCAGATGCTTTTCAACGTATTGGTCGGCGTGTCCGGTTTCTTGGGCGGTTGGATTCTCAATAACATCAGCCGCTCAATCAACCAGCTCGATCAGGATGTGCGCAATATGCCGCACGTTTACGTTACCAAGGCCGACTACCGAGACGACATCCATCACATTCGTCGGACGCTGGATGACATTTTCAATCTAATCAACCAGCTCAACACGACCAAAGCGGATAAGTAGCATGGAGCTGTTCGAGATTTTCACCCGCGCTTGGCCGGTGATTCTCGCGCTCATCACGCTGATCATCGTCCTGTCAAAGCTGGATCTTCGAGTGGCCGTGCTTGAGGATAAGATCAAGACTCTATTCGATCTAATCAACAAAAAGTGAGGCTGCCGCCATGATGACTATGTTGTCGACGTTCCTGTCGTTTCTCGCTGGTGGCCTCCCGAAGATCCTCGAGTTCTTCCAAGATCGGCAGGACAAATCGCATGAACTCGCCATCCTGCGTATGCAGAAGGAGCGGGAGCTTGAGTTGGCTGCCAAGGGCTTTGCCTCGCAGGAAAAGATCGAGGAGATCAAGACCGAGCAAGTGTTGGCCCAGACTTATGCCCAAGAGCGGGTCGCGTTGTACAAGCATGATGAGGCAATCGGCAAAGGCGCTAGCCGCTGGATCATCAATCTTCGAGCCTCGGTCAGACCTGTTGTAACTTATATCTTTGTGCTGGAACTTGTTGTTTTGAATGCAACTGGTGTATGGTACGCATATAGCACCGGCATCCCTTTTGCCGTCGCTATGGATAACGTCTTTGGCGAAGATGAAATGTTGATTCTGTCCAGCATCATTGCTTTTTGGTTCGGGACACAGGCATTTAGCAAAAGATGAACACAAGCGAGCAGGCGCTCGCATCCATTAAGAAACACGAGGGTGTGCGCCTGCGACCGTATCTTTGCCCCGCCAAACTTTGGACGGTGGGCGTCGGCCATATGCTCTATCCCGAGCAGGCTCGTTTGCCGGTGGTGCGAACCGCCGATAATGGCAACTTCCCTCTACGCCGGGACTATCCGCTAAAACCTGAGGATAACCGTGTTTGGGACATTGACGAAGTGGATGCTCTACTTGCTAAAGACCTTAAGCGGTTTGAGTCGGGCGTGGCCAGATATTGCTCTGTTGATCCTGATCGTCAAGGCCAGTTCGATGCCTTGGTGAGCTTTGCCTTTAACGTCGGTCTCGGCAATCTCCAGCGTTCGACGCTGCGCATGAAGCACAACCGAGGCGACTATTGGGGCGCTGCATCGGAGTTCATGAAATGGACAAAAGCCGCAGGAAAGGTTCTGCCCGGTCTGGTAAGCCGAAGGCAGGACGAGGCAAGGATGTATCTATCCCTGTAGTACAGATGTATGACGGGGTTTGGTATCGAGTCAAAGGTTATACCCACACCGAATGCTGTGACTGCGCTCTGGTTCACCAAGAGCAGTATCGGCTCGTTGATGGACATCTGGAATGGACAGCGGTACGCGATGACGAGCAGACCGCCAAGCGCCGAAAGGAACTCGGCATCAAGGTAACAAGAAAGAGGTGATGCTGTGGTAGCCCCGAAGGCGACTGATGATCAGATCATTGAGGCATTGCGCAGGCACAAAGGCGTTCGCGCGAATGCGGCCATTGAGCTCGGGTTGAATGCCCGAACAATGCTGAAGCGTTTAGCTCGGATGGAAAAGAACGGGTACGAGATACCAAGATCAACTTACCAGCCGGGAAAGCAAACGCCGAACGATGAAGCGTTTGAGTTCACACCGATACCGGACGACGACATTCCAATCGAGGAACTAGTCGAGCAGCGCAAGCGCAAGTTCCAGCACAAGCGCCTACACGAAGAATCCTCAAAACTTATTGATGTGCGCATAAAGATTCAAGGACCGATCGGCTTGCTGCACTTCGGTGATCCGCATGTCGATGATGACGGTACGGACATCGAAGCTCTTGAACAGCACACCGAACTCTGCCGCAAGGTGGAAGGCTTGTTCGCCTGCAACGCCGGGGATACCACAAACAACTGGGTCGGCCGTTTAGCGAGGCTTTACGGCGATCAAGCGACATCCGCATCGCAGGCTTGGCGACTTGCAGAATGGTTCGTCAATCGTTGCCGTTGGCTGTACATGATCGCTGGAAATCACGACGCATGGAGCGGCGCAGGTGATCCGCTGAAATGGATGGCGAGACAGCAGAACTCGATGTACAAATCAAGCGAGGCTCGACTTGCGCTGAGGTTCCCGAACGGATTGGAAGTGCGTGTGAATGCGCGTCACGATCACTCTGGCTCATCGATCTGGAATCCAGCCCACGGCCCGATGAAGGCTGCGCTAATGGGGACGAGAGATCACCTATACGTCGCAGGACACAAGCACGAGAGCGCGTACAGCGTCCTCAAAGATCCGATCTC